CAGGTCAGCCGAAGCGTATCGCCAACAAGGTTTACGCAGACCGTATGGGCAACAGAGATGAAGCCAGCGGTGATGGGTTCCGTTTTTCTGGAAAAGGTTGCATCCAGTTGACTGGGCATGCGAACTACTTTCACGCAAGCAAAGCGCTTGGTGTTGACTTCGTCATGGATCCAGAGCTGGTGGCCACACCAAAGTATGCAGCGCTGACAGCTGGTTGGTTTTGGAGCACACACAAGTGCAACCAGCTTGCCGATGCCAGCAACTGGGTTGGGCTGACCAAGGTGATCAATGGTGGCACGATTGGTCTTGATGACCGCGTGCACCACATCAATCTTGCCTTGTCAGCCCTGTCTCACTGAGCTGCGCCGAGCGCTGCCAGACGCTTGGTATAGGCTGCAGTATGACGTACCCGCTTGACCGTATCAACCCGCTTGAGCGTGTCGTCGTTGCACTCCTTCAGCTCGCGCAAGATTGTCATGCGCTCACGGGCTGGACGCTTCCCTGCCCTGGCCGTCTTGTCTGCCAGATCTTCGTAGGCGTCTTGCCATTCGTCTAGCGTCTGGTAATTGCTGTGTGGATGTGGCTTTCCTGGCACGTACAAAGGGAAGCCAAGCGCAGGCGCAGGCTCATCTGGTGAGCTTGTCTCTTCGACAACTTGCGCAGGCTCAACCTTTGGCGTCATGTACACAAGTGCATCGTCAACGTGTGAGATCTCTTCCTTGACTTCGACTGGTTCAATCACAGGCTCAATCACTTCAGCTGGCTCATGTTCAATGGCCACTGGTGCAGCCACCATGTCCAGCGGGTTGCGCGGTGTGATGTCCTTGGCCTGCTTTGGCTTGGCTTCGTCTGGGTAGTCCTGCGCTTCCTCTGCGGTGATCAGACCCTTGAGCACGTCAGGGAAGGCGTCACGCAGCGCAAAGCCACGGGCACGCATCTGCATCATGCGCTTGGGGTATGCAGTCCATGGGCCTTGCTTGCCCCACAGACCAGCTCGCTGCGCATCTTCGCGTGAGAACTTGGCCACCACTGGCTTGCGACCCTTGCGCTGCGCGACGCAGACGGCCACGGGGTTTGGTGTGCCTTCGCCTTCAAAATATTCTTGGATGTCTTCGCACACGGGTGATGCCTGCACCAGCGCCATGGCAGCGTCACCGTACACAGACGGCTTGCCATTGATCACAGCGATGTTTTGCAATGCCTGCATGGGTGCCAGACCGATCTCATAGCCCCACTGCACACAGACCATGATGTCTTGTGGTTTGCCCTGGTACTGGCGTGGAACCATCGCGCTGTCGGCCAGCATCTTGCTGAACTCCATGGCTTCGGTGATTGTTGCTGGCGCGAAGCCTTGGCGATTAGTGGTGGTCAACTGTGTCATGGATTTCCTCTTGTGTCAGGTAGTGTTGGAATGTGGTGAAGATCAATTCAGCCATGGCGTCAATGACTGCTTCGGCTTCGTGCTCTTCGATGTCTGGCACGACGTTGAGCATGGCCACGACAGCTCGCTCATACGCCATGCGAATCGCTGGCTTGTCAGGTAGGTTCATTGCTTCAGCTCCTTGATCGACAGGCTTGACTGGCGCACGCTGTAGGCTTCCTTGGCGGGAACTAGGCGCTCGGCTGTGGCTTTGTAGTTGCGCATCGGCCAGCTGATAACGTAGTTTCCAGCGCGACCACGCTCTGCCTGGCCAAGTCGCTGTTTGATCAGCTTCTCTGCCTGTTCAATGCCAGCTTCTGCTGCCCTGATCGCGGCCTTGTTGTTGACAATCGCTTGCGCCATGTCTTCGATGTTGCTGTCCAGCTCAATCTCTTCCTTGTCTGCAGCCGATGGGTAGATGCGATCCAGCTCACGGCTGCTGGCGGGGGGATACCAGTCAATCTCCCCTGTCTCTTTGTACTTCAGCAGTTTGGTTTCAAACTGTTTGACTGCTTCAAAGATGGCCTGTTGTGTCTGCTTGTGTGGTGCAAACAAGAAGATGCGCAGCTCAATGCCCTGGTACAGCACGCACACCGCGCCCCACTTGTGGCCAGTCACCAGCATCTGACCCTGCAGCTGGATCGGGCCACGCGCCAGGTGCGGCACATCTTCTGGCATGGTCTTGGTGAGCTTGGCTTCCAGCACGCCTGGGCCATCCAATGTGATGGCATCCTGGCCAACCACATACACACCCAGGTCTGGATCAGTCACCCAGATCTGGCCATCGGCGTAGCCAATGCCATCCAAGCTGCACTGCAGCGAGGTTTGATCATGGAAGTATGGGACATTAATGTCTGTGTCAAAGTCGGTCAGACCCAGGCGCTTCGCTGCCTGCTCCAAGATAACTGGCTCAAGCGTGTTGCCCCATGCCATGGCTTCGTTGCCGATGTCTGGGCGCTCTTTGCCGTCGATGGCATTGATGCTGAATTGCAGCTCGTCGTTTGGCGTGCTGTACTTGCTGAAACCCATAAGGCCAGGCAAGCGAGATGCGCTCATCTCTTTGTCGTCGGTAAGTTTTCCAGCCATTTAAATCTCCTTGTTGGCGATGGTGTAAACGCGCACCACACGGGCGTGTGCTGCAGGGTGTGTGGCTTCTGTGAAGCCGATTGGTTTGAACTGCTTGCCTTTGAACACAGCTCCAAAGACAGACGGTGACTTGCCGTATGGCACAGCGACACGCTCGCGCACATCGTTGATCGACACAGATCCTTGTTGTTGCGCAATAGCAACAGCGATGCTGCGGCAGTGTGCCAAGAACTCTTCGTCCCTGACTTCAAAGAAGTCGAGCTGACTGTCGCGCAGCTTGCGGCCAACTTCAACGGGGTGCATAGGCCACCACCAGTGCAAGTGCGATCACGAAGAGAACCAGGCCAACGTAGCGCTTCATCTCGCGCTCTGGCTTGTTGTTGTACAGGCCAAGCAGCGCATCTTGCAGGCGCTCTTCGTCTGCTGACTGCAGGCGTGGACGCTGTGGCTCATAGGCCAGGCCGATCTTGACCTTGCCTGTGTCGTAGGGTGGCATCTTGCTGTTCATTAGATGATCCCTCCAATGGCAACGATCATCACAATGCAGATCACAAAACAGACTGCAACTTCGATCTTCTCGCGGGTGGTTTCTTCTTTCATCTTGCTCTCCTGTGGTGGTTGGTTTAGTGGATTTTTTTCATCAAGTTGCTGACCTGGCTGACGCCCCAGGCAAAGTTGCCACGGGGTGTCTCAATGCCACGGTCTGTCAGCTCGGCAGCGATCTCGCGCAAGGTCTTCGCGCCAGTCTTTGCAATGATGTCGCGCACGATAGGCTCGACGCGCTGGATGTAGGCGTCAGCATTGGCCTGGATGCGCTCAATGCCAGCCTTGCTGCCTGCCATGGGTGTTGGGCTACCCAAGCGTGTGCCGCGTGCCTTGGCCATGGCCAGAGCAGCCTTGGTGCGCTCGCTGATCTTGCGTGCTTCCCATTCAGCAAACACAGCAGACATCTGCAGGAAGGTGCGGTCAGCTTCTGGCATGTCAGCGCAGACGAAGGGCACGCCAGACTCAAGCAGGCCAGAGATGAAGTGGACATTGCGTGCCAGGCGGTCGAGCTTTGCAATCACAAGGACAGCCTTTGTACGCTTGGCCAGGCTCATGGCGTGAGCCAGCTGCACGCGGTCTGACTTGCGGCCAGACTCAACTTCGGTGAACTCGGCCACCAGCTCTTGGTCGCCAACGTGCTGGGCAACAGCTGCGCGCTGTGCATCAAGGCCAAGACCTGAATGGCCCTGGCGGTCTGTTGATACGCGGAAGTAAGCTACAAACTTTGTCATGGCCATCACCTTAAGCTGCAAAAGCCAAACGCTCAAGATAAGCGTCACGACCAGCGATCAATGTGCGATGCGCCCAAGCGTGAGCTGCGCCGAATTGTGTGAACTCTGCAGCAATGCGGCCATCAATCCAAACCAGGTAGTGGTTCTTGCGAAAGTGCTCGACCTTGATGGTGAAACCTGTGGCCTTGCTGGTAAGTGTTGTGATTTTGGTAGTCATGTTTGCAACTCCTTGAGCGTCATCTGCTCGTTGAACATGACTGCAGTGTAGCGCAATTTGTATATCGCTTTCAACATCTGCATAAAATAATTTTTAATCGACAACTCCTGGCCGATTGAAATATTTAATGATGCTTCTGACGCAAAGTGATACCAGTGTGCGATACAGTCTGCCGCATGACTACCAAAACCACACCCTTTTTGATCAGGCTTCGGCCTGCTACCCGCGCCCTGCTTGATGCAGCGGCAGAAGATCAACGACGCAGCCGCGCCAGCATCGTGGACGAGCTTGTGCGTGAAGCACTGAGCCAGCGATATGGCCAGCTGCAGCCACGCCTGCAGCGATTCTTGGGAGGCATCAAGCAATGAAGCCCATCACCAGGTACACAGTCGAAAGCCTGCGAGCTCGCACCATCGAAGTTGGTGAGTGCTGGGAGTGGCAGGGCTACAGCGCGCACGGCACGCCACAAGTCTTCAGCCCGTCTGGTAACCCAAAGCGCCGCATGGTGTCTGTGCGTCGCCTGTTCCGCGAGCTGATTACTGGCCAAGAACAGCCTGATGGCTTCTATTCTGTGAGCTGCGGCAATGTGGAGTGCGTCAACCCTGATCACACCCTGTATCGCACGCAGAAGCTGCACTTCAAAGCCATGGGCAAGAAGGTCGGCGACAGCCCCGTGCGCTCGCTGAAGCTGAGTCAGTACCACCGAACCAATGGCAAGGCCAAGCTGTCTGAGTCCAAAGCCCAAGAGATCCGCTTGAGCAACGAGTCTGGCCCAGTGCTGGCCGAGCGCTATGGCGTCAACAAGTCGTTGATCAGCCGCGTGCGTCGCGGTGAGATCTGGAAATGCTTAACCAATCCATTCAGGGGGCTGATCAAGTGACACAACAAGAAGCAAACAAACTGCTGGACATGCGGCGCGATGGCATGGAGATGCCGATTGACGTGATCACCGAGGCGCTGGCGCTGACTGACGACCTGTCAATGGTCGAGCCACCATCGCCATCGCTTGAGCTGTACGTGCAGACGCTGCGCGAGAAGGGCATCCTATGATTGAAACGATCCTGACGCTCGACCTGGGCACCACCACTGGTTGGGCCTGCAAGACTGAAGACAGCACGATCACCCACGGCTGGGTGTCGCTCAAGACTGGCCGCTTTGAGGGCGGTGGCATGCGTTACCTGCGCTTCAAGCAATGGCTGACACAGATCAAAGGCCAAGTCGGTGAGATCCATGTGGTGTACTTTGAAGAGGTGCGCCGTCACCAGGGTGTTGACGCAGCTCACGTCTACGGTGGACTGATGGCCACGCTGACAGCCTGGTGCGAGCACCACAAGATCCCTTACGGTGGCGTGCCAGTCGGCACAATCAAGCTGCATGCCACGGGCAAGGGCAATGCTGGCAAGCAGCAGATGGTAGAAGCCATGCAGCTCAAGGGCCACCCAGTCACGGATGACAACGAAGCCGATGCGCTGGCCATCCTGCACTGGGCATTGGAGAAGCACAATGCTTGAGAACGTTTTTACTTTGGTGGCCTTGATTGGCCTTGGATGTGTGATTGTCGGCGCTGTATGTGTTGCGCTGGCTGCAATTTGGAGTGCAAGCAATGATTGATGGAACAAAAGACTATGTGGTGAGCTACCGCGACGAGACGGGCACCATCGTGCACAGCGAGAACGCCAACGGCGAGATCCGTGAGATGCAGACCCAGATCTTGAAGCTGCGCCAGGCGCTGCAGATTGAGATGGAGAAGGTCGAAGACCTGCGCGAGCTGCTTGACCAGACCCGCAAGCTGGTGCTTGAGCAGGATCGCAAGATCTTGATGGGGTTGGCATGACCCGCAAGAAGTACAAGCCCAAGGGCGTGCGCCTTGATGTGATGGCATGGGTCAAGTCAGGGATGCTGCCGATCAACAAGGTTGACCACGCTGGTGTGACGCTGAAGATCAAGAACCACGCAGCGCTGGCCAGCATCACCAAAGGCACTGGCACACGCGATGACATCGACATCGTGATCGCGGCCATGAACATCACAGAAGCGCTGGCGCTGCTGGGCAAAGGCAAGGACTGGCACGCAGAGATCCGTGAGGCTCAAGAGGCCATTCTGCAGATGGGCAGGCGTGGCCTGGCCAATGGTGATCGCTTCCTGTTCACTGGCCCTGAGATGCAGGCAGTCAACCTGGCCATGGACGTGCATGACGCCCAGCTGGATGAGTGCACGGTGGCCGAGCTCGAACGTGCGCTGAAGCTGGTCGAGAACGAGATCAAGCACAAGCGTGCGCGGATGATCAAGGAAGAGGCAGCGGCATGACCAAAGAAGTAATAAGAGAGATGTATCAACTGTTGTTGACAGAGCCTCATGCTCCAACAGTCTGCGCAAAACTTGAGCGAATTGCCCGTGATGCCTTGGCGCGTCCAGAGCAGGAGCCTGAAGAGGACGACGAAGACCCGATTTGCAGCTGGTGCAACGGATGCGGTGAAGGGATGTATGACGGCTCGCGCTGCGGAAAGTGCAAAGGCACTGGCGTTGAGCCTGTTGAGAAAGAGAGTGACGTATGACAAGGGAAGACATCATCAAGCTGGCAAACGATGCCGAGCTTTGCCAGACGATTTGGATTGAGGAAGACTGCATTGAGCTTGATTCGGTAATCCGATTCGCCAAGCTGGTCGCAGCTGCAGCCTTTCCAGATGGCGTTGACGCTGAGTGGGTGGCAAGGCGCACAAAGTACGCCGTTGAGCAAGAGCGTGAGGCTTGCGCGAAGGTGTGTGGCAAGTTTGCAGATGAGTCACTGGTATGTGGCGATGAAGATGCGGTGATGTGTTTTGAGCAAGCGGAAGACGAAATCCGCGCAAGGGGAAACCAATGCTGACCATCGCCCTGCTCTGCTGGGCCATTGACTTGGTGTGGTTTGAATGAAGCTGACCAAGCCGACATTCAAGGCCACCAGCAACCGACCAAGCCCAAGCATGAGCGCCCTACTCCAAGCCGAAGCCCGTGAGCTGCTGACCACATGGGAAGTGATCAAGGACAAGGCGCTGATTGAGCGCCACCTGGCCAAGATGGACAAGAAGTACAAACCAGGCGCTGAAGCCGCAATCAGGCAGTGGATGCACTGGATCAAGAAACATGAACGCACTACCGAATAACGTGGTCGCCTTTGAGCTGCCAAAGAAGCCACGCATCAAGCAGAAGGACGCGCCACCAGACCAGCGCAAGGTCTGTGTGCTGCCGATCCGCGCCATCACGGATCAGGCCATCACCGACAACATGCTGCGGATCTTGGCCGTGCTGTGCAGCTACTGCAACCGAGCTGGGCTGACATGGGTGAGCCAGAAGAAGCTGGCCGAAGACATGAAGGTGAGCCGCCAGGCCATCACAAAGCAGCTTGGCAAGCTGACAGCTGCTGGATATGTGGAAGTGGTGCGCAAAGGCTTCAGAGGCGAGCGCTCAAACACAGTCAGGGTGATCTTTGACCCAACGGTCAAGGCAGAGGATGCCATCGCCATCACCAGCTCATTGGAAGACACCAGACCACCAGCAATCAAGGAGGAACAGATGAGAGAAGCAGAAGAGATCGACCGTGCAGGTCAGGCCAAGATCGCCCAGATGTTGGCCAAGGGATTGAGCAGACAGATTAACCAACCGAAGGAGAGAACCATGCCAAAAGAAGGCGACACACTAGCAGTCAAGAAGATGAAGGAAGACATCCAAAAAGCCAAGAGGAAGCGCACTCCATTAGCAACCACTGAGGTTGCCAATGTGACTGTCCAAGAAGTTGCCAATGAAGAGCTCCATAGGCAACCACATAGGCAACCCAATGAGGTAGCGCAGAACTCAGAAGAACACAGTAATAGAGAGACATATAAGAGTAAGAATAATAAAGAAGATATTAATAAATCTATTGTTATGGCAACCGAACAAGTTGAAATGTTGAAGAGTCAAGGACTGACAGATCGGGACATCGCTGAAGGCTTGGACATCCTGACTGCAGCCTACAAAGCCGAGGGTCTGACACCCAAGAGCCAGCAGTTGGTTGAAGGTCTGCTGCAGATGCACAGGGATGCACGATGATGCAATGCCTCAAGTACGCACGGAAAGGCACCTACAAGCCACGATCACACCATGGTCTAGGCAAGGGTAGCCATCCAATGCTTCAGCGCGTTGTAGAGCCTGCAATCCGTGGCTGTACAAAACCCAAACCAACGTATGGGATTTGGACGTGCTGTGCGTGTGCGCAGGCAGGGGGATCTGCGACGTGTCTGCCTAGAGCGCAACCCAACCACAACGCGCATGTCAACGCGCACGGTATCGCGCTGCGCCCGCTCGCGGACAAAGGCACCCTTTGCCCCCCTACCCCACACCTAGCGCTGCGGGTATCCCCCACAATTTTTCCCCACTTTTTTAGCCCTGCACGGGGTTGAACAATAATCCATCAACTAAAGGAGTATTTGAGATGGCATACGAGATGAGAGCTGGCAGCGGGTCTGCCTTCAAGAACGACAAGAAGACTGAGGACTGGCATCCTGCCTACAAGGGCAAGATCATGCTGCCTGATGGGTCTGTGCATTGGTTGGATGTTTCGCCAAAGAAGACCAGTGCTGGGGCTACTTGGTTTGCCATAAAGATTGGCAACCCTGTCCAGCAGCAGGCTGGTGGTGGCATGGTCTTGGACGACCACAACAAGGCGAAGGCCAATGGATATATGCCACCTGCGGTTGAGCTTGATGACGATATTCCATTCTGATGGCCACCAGATCCAAACTCAGTGAGCAGATCCCCAGCGTGAAAAACTGGGGTGGCATCCGTTCGATTGAGCGTCGGATGGAAAGGTCAGCAACGATTGTGCAAAACCGTGAGGCGGTGGCCTATACGCTGCTGTGCATGGCCAACACCAAGCTGACCGACATCATGCAGTGGGATGAGCAGGGCAACATCCAGGTGAAGGCGTCCAAGGACATCCCAGAGCATGCGCTGCAGGCGATCAAGAGCATCAAGGTCAATGAGCGTGCCGACAAAGACGGCAACGTGACCCGCACGCTGGACATCGAGCTGTACGACAAGGTGGGCGTCTTGCGCCTGCTGGCCAAGGCGTCTGGCCTGCTGGACAACCCAGATGAGGGTGAGAACAAGCCAAGCGTGATTGACGTGAACGTGATCTCGCCCAACCAAGCACGGGGTGGCCATGACGAAGGATGAAGTAATCAAACTGGCCAATGACATGGCTTTCATGGCCTGCATCTGGATTGACGATGAAGGCAATGAGATCAATGACCTGGTGAAGTTTGCCAATCTGGTCGCAGCTGCAGAGCGTGAGGCGTGTGCACGGTTTATTGAAAACGGCTATGTGCGTCAGTTCTATCAGCCTTGGCGAAAAGACCTGGCCGCCGAAATCAGAGCAAGGGGTGGCCATGAAGCCGAGTGACGACCCGCGCTGCCCATTCAACTGGCGGCATCCTGACTACGTTCCGATCATTGACTGGTCTGACTTGGTGAAGGCTGACAAATACAGCGCTTCGTCGTCAAAGATCGTCAATGACCAGCGCGGCAAGGGTAAGGCTGCTGGGACAATCCACGGCATTGGCAAGGGAATTCCACGCAGTCTTGACCCGCGCAACTTCCACATATTTTCAAAGGCAGTACCCAATGGCAAGAACAAAAGAGCAAAGTGACAAAAGCATCGCGCCAGCTGGCCTGAAGCTCGACTTCAGCGAGTCACCAGTCATCTATGACTTCATCCAGTCCAATGCCTTTGTGCAGGGCTTGATGGGGCCAGTGGGGTCTGGCAAGTCTTACGGCTGCTGCGGCAAGATCTTCATCAAGGCTGTGCAGCAAAAGCCTTCACCGATTGACAACATTCGATATTCACGCTGGGCCGTGGTGCGCAACAGTTATCCAATGCTGAAGACCACCACCATCAAGACCTGGCTGGATCTCTTCCCTGAGTCAACCTTTGGCCCAATGCTGTGGACGCCACCGATCACCCACCACATTCGCTTGCCTGCCCGTGGCGACGCAGCTGGCATTGACTGTGAAGTGATCTTCTTGGCCCTTGATCAGCCCAAGGACGTGCGCAAGCTGCTGTCACTTGAGCTGACAGGCGCATGGGTCAATGAGGCGCGTGAGCTGCCCAAGGCTGTGATCGACGGCTTGACCCACCGTGTTGGCCGATACCCAACCAAGCGCGACGGTGGCGCTACCTGGCACGGCATCCTGATGGACACCAACCCCATGGATGACGACCACTGGTGGCACAACATGGCCGAGAAGGAAAAGATGACGGGCAAGTACGCCTGGAAGTTTTGGAAGCAGCCAGGCGGCGTGATCCCTGTTGACACAGAGGACTTGCCTGACATGCCAGAGGCCAACGACCACATCTTCAGCGCTGGCAAGTGGTGGAAGCTAAACCCAAAGGCAGAAAACATCAACAACCTGCCTGGTGGCTACTACCAGCAGATGCTGCTTGGCAAGAATCTGGACTGGATTCGTTGCTATGCAGGCGGTGAGTACACCTATGTGCAAGAAGGCAGACCCGTCTGGCCAGAATATGACGACTCCACTATGTCTGGTGACACCGTGGTTGACCCGAATGTGCCCATCCAGGTCGGTCTTGACTTCGGTTTGACGCCTGCAGCCACCATTGGCCAGCGTTTGCCCAATGGCCGTTGGATCATTCTGGATGAAATCGTCACTTTCGACATGGGCTTGGAGCGTTTTGGCACCCAGCTGCTGGCAGATCTCAATGCCAAGTACCCAAACCACCAGGTTTTGCTGTGGGGCGACCCTGCTGGCATGGCGCGTGACGCGATTTATGAGGTGACTAGCTTTGATTTCCTGCGCACGCTGGGTCTGAAGGCGCAGCCGACAGCGTCAAACGACTTCAAGGTGCGACGTGAGGCGTCTGCCGCACCGATGCAGCGCCTGATCAACGGGAAACCTGGCCTGATTGTCAGCCGCAACTGCAAGATGCTGCGCAAAGCGCTGGGCGGTGGGTATCACTTTAAGCGCGTGGCCGTCGGAGCTGGGCAAGAACGCTTCCGCGACGCGCCAAACAAGAACGAGCACTCACACATTGGCGACTCCTTCGGCTATCTGATGCTGGGTGGTGGAGAATACAACCGAATGACACGCACACACTCGCTTGGTGGCCGGCCACCCATGCAGTCTGTGGCCACAATGGACTTTGATGTGTTTGGTTGATGTCTCTGTGATATACGTGGGGTTGCATTGTGTGCAACGCCACGTAGAATTGAGCGCAATCGCAACATGAGGGGCTTGCAATGAAGCAAACAACGAAGAGCAGAGAGAAGCGCTCACTGCTGAAAGAGGCGGCAGCTGATGGCCGTGGCAATGACAGCATGATGGCCCACGTCGCCAAGGGTGAGATCGTCATCCCTGTCGAGTTGGCAAACCATCCTGAATTAAAAAAGGTACTTGCTCAAGGTTTTGAAGCGTTGGGAACAAGTGTTGACAACTACACCGTCGGCCATGAAAAAAACAGCAAGAACCCTGAGACTGGTCAGCCTGAATTTTTGTCATTGAGTAGTTTTGCTGGAACTATTGCCGGTGGAACAATTGGCTTCTTTGTTGGTGGCCCAGCTGGTGCTGTAACTGGCGCAAAGATTGGTGCTGGTGTTGACGTTACACGCGCCGCAATAGATAACGCTGCAGCCGCACGCGAGCAAGCCGCACAAGCACAGGCACAAGCTCTGGAAGCTGCACGCCAAGCGCGTGAGCAGGCAGCTCAACAATCACAAGCTGCATTGGCCCAGGCTGCTGCAGATGCTGCTGCCGCTCGAAAGATCCAGGTTGATGCGCTTAATGCGCAAAAGTCTGATGCTGCATCTCGTTTGCAGCAGCTGCAACTGTCTTCGCAACAACAAGCGCAGTTAATGCAAAACCTGACAGCTCAACAACAGCAGGCTGCAAACGCTGCAATGTTGCAGCTCAATGAGCAGCAGAAACAATACCAAGAGCAAAAATTATCAATGGAGAAAGCTGCTTCCGATCAAGCTGCTGCGCTGCAAGAAGAGCGTCGCAAGGTCGCAGAGCGTGAGTCTGCACAGATGACAGCACGCCGTAGAAGTGGACGTCGTTCACTTTTGTCTGAAGCTCGTCTGACACCAGAGGTAGGCGTGATTGGACAAGAGGAAGCGCCAAAAGTATTGCTCGGAGCCTAAGATGGCAGACAAGTATGAATTGATCAAAGCCTACGTCGAAGAGAATAAGGCAGACCCACAAAAAATTGCAGCGTCTGCAATTCAGAATAATATTTCTGTGCTTGATTTGATGCAGGCAACAGGATACAACAAGGCTGAAATTGAGGGTTACTTTGGTCAAGCAAATGTTGCAAACAAACCAGTAACAGCTACTGCTGAACAACTTGCTGCAACATCAAAAGAGCTTGGTCTTGATCCTGTTGTTGCTCAAATGCGAGCAGCAAATATACCTGATGCTGAAATCAATACATATCTTGAGACAGCAGCTATTGCAACGACACAAGCAAAAGTAGATCAGATGAACGCAACAAAGCAATTCACTGATACACAAGCAGAGCTTGAGTCTATGTCTCAACAAGAGATGGCAATTATCAGACAACAGCAAGCTGATTTTGAAGCCGCGCAGCAACGCCTGGCAGAGCAAGCTGCGGCTCAAGCTGCTGCTGCAAAGGCAGAGCAAGAGCGCCTTGCTGCTGAAGCTGCTGCCTATCAAAAACAAGCAGAAGAAAAAGCCGCTCAGATCAAAAGAGAAAGCGAAGACTTTGAGCGCACAACAGCAGAGCGCGATGTCGCACGCAAACGAGTTGGTCGATCTACTGTTGCGCGTCCATTGCTTGCCGGCGCATCAATGCCTGATAGAGCGCAAACACTTGGAGTTGGCGGTGGCATGGCCACAGGTCAGGCGCTTGGCGCAACTGGAACTTTGGGAGTTGGTGGATGAAAACCAAAACTGAAAAAGTAATGCACGAATTCAAACAGGGCAAACTGATGTCAAGCTCTGGTGACAAAGTAACCAACCCAAAGCAAGCCATTGCCATTGCCTTGTCTGAGCAGCAACGCTCACGCACAAAGCGCAAGGATGGATTGATGAAAGAAGCAAAGGTCTGACCATGGCAACAAGAGGCATGCTCGCGGAAGTCGAGCTCGAAAAAGATGAAGGCGAGATGATTGGCGGCACATGCCCAGAAGTCTTGCGCAACAAACAGATGAGCATCAAGAACCATCGCATCTGCATCACCAAAGCTGACTTAGGCCCAGCAAACCCACGCATGCCAGAAGTGTTTTTCTGGTTGGCAAAGTCTGCCAAGTGGAACGTAAGCGAGAACGCTGCGCGTGAGATGGTTTGCGGAAACTGCGGTTACTACGTGAAGACCAAATTCATTGACGATTGCATGAAAAAATACGAGCAAGTCACGCCACCCGAAGTTGATCAAGCATGGGTTGACACTGGCGACGGTGGTGGCTATTGCACTGAGTGGGACATCCCTTGCACGGCCAGCCGTACATGCGACACATGGGAGCCAGGTGGCCCGATCACTGATGCAAAGAAAACAAACCCGTTTGAAGGATTGAACAATGGCGACGAATAAACCAGTGGGCGGCATGCGCCTAACCGTAGAGCAGATCTTGAAACGCCAAGATCTGGCTCAGAAAAAGAAGGACGAATTCCAGCAGCTGTACCAAGATGCGTATGAGTTTGCGCTTCCACAGCGCCAGCTGTATGGCATCTGGGAAGGTGGCTCAACTGGCAGCAAGAAGATGCAGCGCGTCTTTGACTCCACAGCCATCAACAGCACACAGCGTTTTGCCAACCGCTTGCAATCTGTTGTATTTCCACCACAGCGCAAGTGGTGCCGCTTGGACGCAGGCATGGACATTCCAATGGATCGCAAGCCACAAGCCCAAGCGATCCTTGACCTGTACGGTGACAAGATGTTTGCCATGCTGCGCCAGTCCAATTTGGACATCGCCATTGGTGAGTTCTTGCTTGACTTGGCCGTAGGCACTGCAGCAATGATGGTGCAGCCTGGTGACGACGTCAGCCCGATCAACTTCATTCCTGTGCCACTGTTCTTGGTGAGCTACGAAGAGGGTGCAAATGGCCAGGTGGACAACGTCTACCGACGCATGCGTCTGAAGGGTGAGAGCATCCAGCGCCAATGGCCAGATGCCGTGATCGGCCCAGACTTGCAGCTCCGCATTGACGAAAAACCAACAGAAGATGTTGAACTGATTGAAGCCACCATCTATGACCACAAGCGTGGCGACTACTGCTACCACGTGGTGCATAAGGAAACCCAGACAGAGCTGGTCTACCGTCGCAAGAAGTACAGCCCTTGGGTGATCTCTCGCTACATGAAGGTGGCTGGAGAGATCTATGGCCGTGGCCCATTAATGACGGCACTGCCAGACATCAAGACACTCAACAAGACCATTGAGCTGCTGCTGAAAAACGCATCACTCGCTGTGTCTGGTGTCTACACAGCAGCCGATGATGGTGTGCTCAACCCTGCGACAGTGAAGCTGGTTCCAGGTGCGATCATCCCTGTGGCTCGCAACGGTGGGCCACAAGGCCCAGCTCTGCAGGCGCTGCCACGATCTGGCGACTTCAACGTCACCCAGCTGGTGATCAACGACTTGCGCAGCAACGTCAAACGCATCTTGCTGGACGAATCCCTGCCGCCAGACAACATGAGTGCGCGCAGCGCGACAGAGATTGTTGAGCGCATGAAAGAGCTGTCGCAAAACCTTGGCTCTGCCTTTGGCCGATTGATCAACGAAACCATGATCCCATTGGTGTCGAAGGTCTTGGAGGTGATGGACGAGCGCGGTCTGATCGACTTGCCACTGCGCGTCAATGGCCTTGAGGTCAAGGTGACACCGCAGTCGCCATTGGCCAACGCGCAAGCCATGGAAGAGATCCAGGCGGTGTTGCAGTTTGCCCAGATGACGCAGACCATGGGGCCAGAAGGCCAGGTTGCCATCAAGTTTGGCGATGCCATCGACTATCTCGGCGAGAAGCTGGGCGTGCCGTCTGCCTTGCGCAACACTGCAGCAGAGCGTGCCTTCCAAATTGAGCAGCAGCAACAGCAGCAAGCTCAAGCTCAGATGGCAGCAATGCAGATGGCCCAGGCTCAACAGCAACAACCAGCGGCAGCAGCATGAGCTGGGAGGAATTAGAAGCCATTGGCCAGCCGCAAGATGTGCGCGCTGTCGAGCAAAAGCGCGAAGACACGGATCGCCTGTGTTTGCGCGTGCTTGGATCTGAAGATGGTCAGCTGCTAATGAAGTGGCTGAGAGAGACAATTTTGGAGCAGCCCGTCGCCGTGCCTGGCTCTCCTGCGGATTTCGCTTTCTACCGTGAAGGTCAGAACAGCGTGATCCGTGATCTTGAGGCGCGGATTAACAGAGCAAGGAAACCATGACCACTGAAGCAACAACCGTCGAGCCCACCGCTGGTGGCCTACTTGACAGCGTGCAAGTGACCGACGAAAACAAACCAGCTGGTGATTCTCAGAAGGCTGAGATCAATCACAAAGCAGACGACAAAGCGCCAGACACTGGTGCTCCAAAGGCAAAGCCAGAATATCTGCCAAACAACTTTTGGGACGCAGACAAGGGTGAAGCCAAGTATGAAGCCATGGCCAAGTCTTGGTCGGACATGCGCAAGACGATCTCTCAGGGTAAGCACAAAGCCCCTGAAGATGGTGAGTATGACACCAGCGTACTTGCTGTAGGCGTTGATCCAAAGGCGCTTACAGAGTACGCGGCCAAGTGGGGTTTGAGCCAGGCAGCTTTTGAAGAGCTAGCAGCACAGACCAAACAGCTGGCAGAGCAGGCAGCTGGCCCAGCCATTGACTCAGAGGCTGAGATGAAGGCGCTTGGCCCCAATGCCAACGCTGTTGTCAGCGGCATGGTTGACTGGGCGCGTGGCCTGGTCAACAAAGGCGTCTGGTCAAAAGAGGACTTTGAAGAGTTCAAGATCATGGGCGGCACAGCCCGTGGCATCTCGGCTCTGATGAAAGTGCGCGAAGCCTATGAAGGCCGAGTGCCAACCAACACCATGGTTGATGATGGCGCGCCAAGCAAGGATGAGCTGTACCAAATGGTGGCTGATCCTAAATACAAGACAGACGCAGCCTATCGCCAGAAGGTTGAAAAGCTGTTCCAGCAGATTGTTCGATGAATGTCTCCTAGAGTTTGCAAGTGCCATTTGCAACTTAGCCCCACTTCGGTGGGGCTTTTTTTTACATGAGCAAACAACACAGCTTGCACTACCACAAAAAAGTCATACAATTCGCCGCAAGGCCCACCGATTTATCGACCCTTACCGCAGTGGATGCTGACGACTGGCTGGCGCAACCAGCAAGCAAAGGCCCAGGTAACTGGCTAACCAGAGCGCTAAAACCCTGTTCAACAAAATCATTGAGGTAATCAAATGAGCGTTTCTTTATCTAACGCCTTTGTGACACTGTTCGATGCTGAAGTGAAACAAGCCTACCAGGGCAAAGCTCAACTGGTTGGTGCGGTTCGTTCACGTCGTGGTGTTGAAGGCTCCACAGTCAAATTCCCTAAAGTCGGTGCAGGCGTCGCAACTCCCCGCGTGCCACAAACTGACGTCACTCCTATCAACGCTTCTTTCAGCCAAGTCACTTTGACTCTCGCTGACTGGAACGCTGCTGAGTACAGCGACATCTTCTCGCAAGCCAAAGTTAACTTTGACGAGCGTCAAGAGTTGGTGCAAGTCGTGGCAAACGCCATGGGCCGTCGCCAAGACCAGATGATCATCGACGCATTGGCTGCATCAAGCACTAGCTTGACTGTGTCCAACGACATCGGTGGCTCTGACACCAACATGAACGTTGCCAAGTTGCGCGAAGCCAAGCGCTTGCTCGACAAGAACAACGTTGATCCAGGTGACCGTCACATCGTCATCCACGCTAACAGCTTGGCGTCTTTGCTGTCTGAGACTGCAGTGACTTCTAGCGACTTCAACAGCGTGAAAGCGTTGGTGCAAGGCGACATCAATACATTCTTGGGCTTCACCTTCCACGTGTTGGGTGACCGCTCTGAGGGTGGCTTGGCCATCGACGGCAGCAATGACCGCACTGTGTGGGCTTTCCACAAGTCGGCCATCGGCTACGGTGAAGGCATCGGCATGCGCACCGAAATCAACTACATCCCTGAGAAGACCAGCTGGTTGGTTAACGAAGTCTTCAGCGCTGGCGCTATCGCCATCGACGCTGCTGGCATCGTGCAAATCACTTGCCGCGAATCTTGATCTTAATTAAGGAGTAAAGAATCATGGCATATTCAAGCACTGGTTTGGTAACTGTTGCATCGTCTAAGCGCGGCAACGGCCCATCGATGTACCTGTACAAAACATCTGACACACAGGCAACTGTTAACACATCTGGCTATTTCAATAGCTTGGCTTCCATGTTGGAAGTTGGTGACATCATTTTCGTGTATGACACCACAACTCCCAGCTTGGTGCTGACTTATGTGAATGGCAACACAGGTACTGTTGTTGACATCGCTGACGGCACAACCGTAACAGCAACAGATACCGACTAATCGGCATCTGTAAAAAGGTGGGCCAGTCACTGAGTATTCGGGGGCTGGCCCTTCTCACATTGAGAGGTTCACATGGCTGCTGGTGATACTGGTGTTTCTATTTGCTCAGATGCCCTGCTGATGCTGGGATCAAAAGCTATTTCATCATTCAATGATGGAACCGACGAGTCCAGCGTTTGTGACCGTCTATACGCTGATATTCGTGACTCTGCTCTGGTGATGTACCCATGGAGCTTTGCCACAAAGAAGATCAAGCTGGCGCGTTTGGTGACGACGCCAACAAGTGTTTGGCGCTATGAGTACCAGTTACCAGGCGACAAGCTCAACAATCCGCGTGCAGTGTTTGCGACGTCAAACGTTGGCGCACATCCAGAAAAAGACTGGGAGATCCAAGGCGACAAACTGCTGACGAATCTCGACCAGGTCTACATCGACTACCACTTCAGCGTTGGCGAGTATGCGATGCCGCAATACTTTGTGCAGCTGCTGAAGTACATGCTGGCCTGGCACTTGGCCATGCCTATCACTGAGCAGTCTGACCGTGCTGTCTATTGGCAAGGCGTTGCTGTTGGTGACCGCAATGAAAATGGCCGTGGTGGATTCTTCCGCACAGCCACGCAAATTGATGGACAGAGCAAGCCCAACCAGGTGCTTGAAGACTACAGCCTGACAGCAGTGAGGTTTTAATGCCACGCTTCGTTGACGTACAGACCAACTTCTCCACGGGCGAGCTCGACCCGTTACTGCGCTCGCGTGTTGACCTGGCTCAGTACAACAACGCATTGGCCAAAGCAACCAACGTGGTTGTGCAGCCACAGGGCGGCATCCGTCGCAGGCCAGGTCTGAAGTACATGGCCGAGCTGCCAAGCGCAGCTGCTGACGGTGTGCGTCTGGTTCCGTTTGAATTCAACGTGGACGACAGCTACATGCTGTGTTTCACCAACAACCGCATGTATGTCTTCAAGGACGGCGTGCAAATCACAGCCATCAATGGTGGTGCAAACGCATACTTGGCGACAAGCATCACCAGCGCCATGCTGAGTGACCTGTGCTGGACTCAGTCAGCTGACACAATGATCTTGGTTCATCCAGATCTTGCGCCAACAAAGCTGGTGCGTGGCGCGACCAATGCTGACTGGACATTGTCAACATTGACGTTTGAGGGTATTCCAAAACACGCGTTTACCCTGACCGTGACAACACCAAGTGCTGGCCACCTGACGCCAAGCGCTGTGTCTGGTAACGTGACATTGACAGCTCAAAATACAATTTTCACGTCAGCCGACTTGAATCAGTACATCAATGCATCACCACAAGGTCGTGCTCGCATCATTGAGGTTGTGAGCAATACAGTGGTCAAGGCTGTGACTGAATTTCCATTTTTCAGCACAAGCAACATTGCGCAGGGAAGCTGGGAGATTGAGTCTGGTTACGAAAATGTATGGAGCAGCGGCAAAGGCTGGCCACGCACTGTGACTTTCCATGAAGGTCGCCTGTATTTTGGTGGATCTAAGTCACGCCCTTCAACGATCTGGGGCAGCAAGATCGGCATCTTCTACGACTTTATCCCAACACAAGCGTTGGACGATGACGCTGTTGAAGCAACGCTTGACACCAGCTCGCTCAACGTGATCGTTGACATGATCTCTGGCCGCGACTTGCAAGTGTTCACGACTGGTGGTGAGTTCTATGTGCCACAGGCTGGCACAGATCCGATCACGCCACTGACTTTGACATTCAAGGCTGTTTCACGTAATGGCACAAAGCCTGGCATCCGTGTGCAGTCACTTGAGTCTGGTTCGGTCTATGTGCAGCGCCAAGGCAAGTCAGTCAATGAGTTCTTGTTTTCTGACTCGCAACTGACGTATGTGACGCAGCGCATCTCTTTGCTGTCTGGCCATCTTTTGAAAACGCCAAACCGCATCGCACTGCGTCGCGGCACAAGCACTGATGAGGGTGACTTGCTGATGATGTCAAACACCAGCGATGGGTCAATGGCAGTTTTCAGCATCATGCGCAGCCAGCAGATCACAGCCCCTTCTGAGTTCATCACTGATGGTGAATTCAAGGATGTGGCTGTTGACGTGACTGACATCTACACAGTTGTCAAGCGCACATTCAACAGCACAGCTCGCTACTTTGTTGAGCTGTTTACATACGACTCTTTCACTGACTGTGCCTTCATTGGTGGCGCTGCTTCAAGCAAGTCAAGCCTGCCGCACGAAGGCAAGACATTGAATGTGATCTGTGACGGTGTGCCACAGGATGACGAGGTTGTAAGCTCTGGGTCAGTGACATTCACACGCGCCAGCACTTCATCTTTTGAGGTTGGCCTGCCGTTCACTGTTTATGCAAAGACGATGCCCGTCGAGCTGAAGCTGCAGACTGGCACACGCATGGGCTTTAAGAAGCGCATTGTCGAGATCAACGCTGTGGTTGACAATACACAGCACATGACATTGAACAACAACCCTGTGCCTTTCCGATTATTTGACAACCCACTGCTGGACGAGGCAGAGCCAGAATTCACTGGCATCAAGCGCGTCAATGGCGTGCTGGGTTATTCGCGTGATGCTGCGATTGAAGTGTCGCAAAATCTTCCACTGAAAATGACGCTGCTTGGCCTTGAGTTCAAGGTTGCTGTGTCAGGGGGTACATGATGGCCGACGATTTTTTGATAAGTGAACCACCAACAGAAGGCTTTGACTGGACTGGAGCGCTTGACATTGGTGGGAAGCTGTTTTCTGCTGTGCAAGGTGGCGTCAACCTGGCTGCGCCGTTTGCAGCGCTGGCCACAGCAGACGCTACTGCTTCACGTCAAAAGGCTGCTGCTTACTACCAGCAGGGCTTGTACGAAGTCCAGGCTTCTGACACGCTTCGCCTGGCTCAGATTCGCGCCGACCAAGATGAAAAGTATGCACAGATCCAGGCTGGCCGCAAGCTGCAGCAAGCTGAGATGCAGGCAACCAACTACACCATCGCTGGCAACACGCTGCTGCGCAACATGGAGCGTGCAAACGCTGCTGTGCGTGCTCGCGCTGCTGCCAATGGTGTGGCCTACAACGAAGGCTCTGCAGCAAGCGTGCAGGTCGAAAACGTGGCTGCTACCTACCGAGATGTAGGCATCACCAATTTGAACGCGCTGACGGCCCGTTTGCTTGGTTTTGAGGACGCATCTGCCATGGTGCTTGCTGCCAAAGAACAGAAAGAGCTGACAATGAACGCAGCTGAGACACAAGCCAAGCAACTGCGCATGGCTGGTGAATTTGCTGTGCAGTCTGGCGGCATCCTTTCTGGGGCGACAATGACAACCGCTGCCTTGGATTTTGCCAAGACTGTTAAAAACCCATTTGCATGAGTTGAACCATGGCCGAATTACCACTCCTCCAATCTGGTCGCGTTGAGAACGCAGCTATCCCTGGTGCGGTCTTGCCGCAGGTCAACGCTCCGCAAGTCAACTATGTCGGCCTTCAAGCTGGTGCTCAGTACCAGCAGCAGATCGCTCAATCACTTGACCGTCTGACAAGCAACTTGTTTGGCATCGCCAAGGACGCTGCGCAGCAGGCTGGCCTGCAGTATGTGGCCGACAACCCGATCACCGACGAGCAGCTGCGAGCTGCGCGTGAAGGCAATGCCGAGCCGCTGAAGCTGGGCGGCACATTGAATATCTATGACGCTGCCGTGCGCAAAGCCCGTGCGTTTGAGATTTCCAACCAGTTTGAGATTGAAGCACGCTCAAAGCTGGCCGTGATGCTGACTGCTGTCGAGCAAGGTGGAGCAACCACAGAGCAAGTAAAGCAGCAGATCGGCGTGATGATGGACGGCTTCGGCAAGTCGCTGGTCAACGTTGACCCAGAGGCATCGCTGAAGTTCCGCGCCACCATCTCAACCATGGGCAACACAGTGCTGGCCAAGGCTGCAGAGGAAGAGATCAAGCTGCAAAAGCGCCAGCGCCTGGTCAAGTTTGACGCTGACTTTGACAACAGCGTCCGTCTGCTTGAGGCGTCAGTGGCGCGTGGCTATTGGATTGACCCACAGACCCAGCAGCCGCGCTCAGTCGAAGACTTGGCCAACGTCTACCGCGACACGGTCAAAAACAGCGCGCTGCTGATGACAGACCCTGTGATGCAGAAGACGTACAGCGACAAGTTTGAAGCTGCCTACAAGAAGGCTCGCATTGGCGCTGTGTCTGATTTTGTGACCAGCGATGAGTTTGGCACTGACTTCCAGCAAGGCTTGGCCCGCATCCGTGTGGGTGACGTAGGCAAGATGAAGGATGTCTTTGCCAGCATGGACTACGCAGACAAGAAGGAAGTGGTTGCTAACTTCATGCTGTCCAACAACCAGCGCATTGACGCTGCCAACCAGAAGCGTTTGGAAGCAGAGCGTGCTGGCCAGGTTTCAGCAATGAACATCCTGTCGCAGATCTACACACTGCCAGATGGTGATCCAAAGCGCAAAACTCTTGCTGCACAGCTGGCCAACGTCGCACGCAGTGCACCTGGATCAGTACCTATTGGTGTGCTCAAGGATGTGCTTGACACTAGCGCTGGCGGCAATGCCATGGCTGAGTTCAATTTAATCAATGGCATCTACAACGGCAGCATCACCAACGCTAATCAGATCTGGGCAACTGTTGGGCCAAATGGAACCAATGGCAAGCAAGCACTAAGTGCGCTCAAGCTGCTCAACTCAGAAGATCGACGCGACCAGCAAGAGCTTGATCGTGGCTTGTCTCGTTTGGCTGGCATCCCAACCATGCCTGGCCAAGTGACTGTGATTGATCCAAAGGGTGCTGAGTTCCAGCGACTGCAGACACTGCGTGCTGATGCACAAAGCATTCAGGCTGAAGCGCTCCGCAAAAATGAGGTGATCACGCCGCGCCAAGTGTTGGAGCGCGTTGAAACAGCATTGCAAAAAACACGAAGCACTGAGCAGGCAAATGCCGCTCGCAAAAGTCTTGACACTGTGTGGAGCAAGAAGGAGTGGATCAACGGCCCAATCACCCGCGACTCAATCCCAGCGCTTCGCAGGAAAGCTGGCAATGATGTCGGCAAGAATAGAGAAGTTGACCAAATTGAAAAACTGCTCAAGCAAGCAGAAGGGGGTAATTGATGGCCTACAGCCCGATTGAAGATCGCTACCTGGAAACGCTCACGCAGCAGCAGTTCCCAGACATGCAGCCATCAATGGATGGCGTACAGCTGGCGATGGGTGGCAGCGGTGCAGGTCAAGGCCGCATGGATCGACCAATAAGTGACGTGCCAATGGCATTGATGGACATGGGAGCTGCCACCGTCAAGGGTGCAACGCAGGGCTTTATTGGCTTGCCTGGTGACTTGGAAGGTCTTGGCCGTCTGCTGCTCGACAAGATGGGCGTCTCTGTTGACCAGAAGACTCAGCTGCCGACCACTGAAGACGTGAAAACATGGTTGGACAAGAACGTTGGTCAGGTTGGCAATGCTCAAAACCCATACGAGAGTATTGGTGAGGTGGCTGCTCCTGGTGGCCAGGTCAAGGCTGCAAAGGCTGCAGTCCGTGGCGCAAAGGCGCTGGCACCAAAGGCTGCTGAGATGGTAGTAAACGTCACTGAAAAGACAGGCATGCCAGTGCAGGGCTTGGGTATGGTTGAGCAATCACTGACAGCGAAGGGCGCAAAGCTGACGCCAGAGATTGAAGTGCCTGCAGCTGGTGACATCACAAAGCCAGCTTTCAAGAAGTGGTTTGGCGACAGTAAGGTGACAGATAAATCTGGCCAACCTCTTGTCATGTATCACGGCACAGCTCAAGACATCCATCAATTCAGAGCCAAGCAAGCTGGCGCGATCTTTGTGACTGATGACCCAAGTTTTGCAGACAACTTTTCTGACATGAGCAAGTCATGGATGGTTGAGCATCACAAAGAGATTTTGACAAAAGAGCAAATTGAAGCTGCCAAGAATCAAGCTGAAGAGGCAATTCGCAAAGAATTTGCAAACGATCCAGACAAGGCAGATATGCTTGCGCATGAGATGCGAGTTGGCGACAGACTTGCCAACGGCAAAGCGCAATCATTATTCAATGATGCGCTTGCTGCACAAATGCCAACTGGCCCAAACACGGTGCCAGTGTACGTCAGCGCCAAGAAGCCGTTTGACTATGAGAACAAAGAGCATGTCGCCGAAGTGGTTGCAGAGTTGAATAAATCAACAAACTCATGGGGCACCCCACGGGGCACAAGTGCGCAGCCGTTTCTTCAGTCTGGAAATTGGGAAGAGATTGAAAAGGCTTCAACTCAAGAGGCAATTAAGGCGGCAGGGTTTGATGGCTTCTATGTCAAAGAAGGCAAGAAGAAAAATCTTGCCGTGTACGATCCAGCTCAAGTCAAGTCAGTCTTCAACAAAGGCACATGGAACCCTAATGACCCACGCATCTTGCACGGCGCTGGCGCTGGAACAGCTGCGACAATGCAGGACAAGGAGAAAAAATAAATGGCCATCGCACCCATTGAGAACAGATTGAACGCAATGCTGCCAGCGGCAGCTGCGCCAGCCACGCCAGTCGAGGACATGCCGCTGGAGCCAATGCCTGCGGCCACTATGCAACCAGATGCTGATCAACCCATTGACGGCGAGCCTGGCACGCCTACGATGGCCGAAGGTGTGCAAGTCGCTGGCCCCATGGGTGCAGTGACTGACCTGCTGCGAAAGACGGTGACCAAGCAAGGTGCAAAGGCAGAGCGTGCGCTTGTGCCAGAAGCAGCAAGTGCAGCTGAAGGCACATTGCCAGAAGCGACCAAGGCTGGCCGATACAAGCTCATCCCTGAAGCTGACCAAAAGCTGACTGATGAAGTCACTGGTGCAATCAAAGCACGCCAGGCTGCAGGTGGCAACATCGGCAAGCCAGATCTGACAAAAGCTGAAGTTGAAGCTGGCATCCCTGTTGAACCATTCAACTTGTCCATGTATCAGACTGACGACGCTGCTGCTGTTGTTGGTGGCGTGGCTGACGCGCTCGGCATCAAGACCAAGGCTGTGACCTTTGACGAGATCAAGGCCAAGGCTGCTGACTCTGGCATCTCTGAAAACTTCCTGACCCGTTTGATCGGCAGTGATGGCCGCATGATGGCGAACGCTGTTGAGACATACAAGGCGCTGGAAGTCTTGGAGTCTTCAGCCAACGAGCTCGACACACTCTTCAAGCTGGTCAACGAAGGCAAGGCCACAGACGTGGACAAGCTCAAGCTGCGCCAGCAGATCGCCTTCCATGGCTTGATCCAGAAAGGCGTGAAGGGCATGCAGACTGAGACAGCCCGTGCGCTGGCAGTCTTCCGCATCCCACGCGAAGGCAATGCTGCAGCTGTGCGCCAGGTGCTTGACGAGTTTGGCGGTGACGCAGCTCTGCAAGACATGGCCAAGTCCTACCTGGTGCTTGAGTCACGCGCAGCCAAGAACGCCATGGTTGAGAAGTCAATGATGTCTGGCGTCAAAGATGTATGGTTCACAACCTATATCAACGGCTTGCTGTCGTCGCCTGTGTCTCACGCCAAGAACGTGATCTCAAACACCATGTTTGGTTTGTACCAGATCCCAGAGCGCATGGTCGCTGCCTTCTACGGCAACGTACTGCCACCAGGCGTGCGCAGCTGGAACGCATTGATCCCTGGATCTGAGGCTGAGAAAGTTGGCTACGACGAAGCTCTGACCATGATCCAATCATTGCGCAATGGCATCACCGAAGGCATGCAGCTTGCATCGACAGCTTGGAAGAACAACCAGCCCAATGACCTGATGAGCAAGATCGAAGCACAGCGCGGCATGGCCACGCCACCGATCAGCTCTGCAGCCATGGGTGTCGAGCCAGACAAGTGGCTTGGCCAAGCCATCGACTTCTATGGCCACGCAGTCACCATTCCTGGTCGCGCACTGATGGCCGAAGATGAATTCTTCAAGGGCGTCATGTACCGCATGGAGTTGAACACGCAGATCACCCGTCGTGGCAAGTCCGTCTACCGCAACAGCATTGAGGCAGGCATGTCTGAGTCTGAGGCCATGGCCAAGGCGCAGCTGGAGGTTGAAGGCTTGTTTGCCAATCCGCCCAAAGATCTGGACGAAGCGGCCATGCTGTTTGCCCAGAAGGGGACATTCACAGCTGAGTTGCCAGAGGGTTTGAAAAACCTGCAGCAAGTATTCAACCACCCAGCGCTCAAGGTTGTCGTGCCGTTCTTCAAGACGCCAGCCAACATCGGCCTGGCCGTAGTGGAGCGCACACCGTTTGCACCGCTGTCGTCGGTATGGCGTGAAGAAGTGGCCAAGGGTGGCATCTACCGCGACATGGCCATGGCCAAGGTGACGCTCGGCTCTGCAATGCTGGCCACCTTTGGCGCGATGTCTGCCGAAGGTTTGCTGACTGGCCGTGGCCCAGACCGCAAGGCTGACCGCGAGGCGCTGCTGCGCGACGGTTGGCAACCTTACTCACTCAAGGTTGGTGACACTTACTACAGCTTCAGCGGTATGGAGCCAGTGTCTGCACTGTTGGCCATCGCCGCAGATTATGCTGAATATGCCAAGCATGAGCCTGACGCCAGCAAAGTGGAGCAGGTCTTCTTGGGTGCGACCTATGGACTCTATGAGTACCTGAAGGAGCAGCCTTATCTGCAAGGCATCGCTGACGTGGCCAAGCTCATTGGTACAAACCAGCAGGGCCAGGTTGATGGCAAGAAGATTGTTGACGGCTTGGCCAAGCAGTTCGGTGGCTTTGCCATTGGCGGCTCACCAGCTGGCGCGTACAGCTCCCTGGTTGCCGGCATTGAGCGCATGCTTGACCCAACCAACCGTGACACTAGGGCAAACCCTGATCTGCCAATGGGTGTGCGCGGCTTTGTTGAAGCCTTCAACAAGTACCGCAGCCGTCTGCCTTACTTCAACGAAGCTCTGCCTGAGTCGCTCAACTTGTGGGGCGACCCGATCAAGTCTGGCCAGGGCAAGCCATGGGAAATCGTGCTGCCTACCAAGGTCAGCCCAGCTCAGTTCTCTGAAGTCGACGACGCATTGGTGCGACTTGGTTCACCTGTCGGCATGCCAGAGCGCAAGATCGACGGCGTCGAGATGGATTCTGTGCAGTACAACCGACTGCTCACCATCTACGGCAAAGAATTCCCAAGCCGAGCTGCAATTCTTGACACCATCAAGATGCCAGGCTTTGACTTGCTTCCACTTGACGAGCAGCAGAAGGCGATCCAGTCTGTGCACTCGCGCTACATGGATGCGGCCAAGCAGCAGCTCAAACAAGAAGATCCTAATCTGACGGCCAAAACGATGGAGCTTCAAGAGCTTCGCAAGGCCCAGGGTCTTTACTACAAACCAGACTAAACCGTACAATTTCCAAAAGGAAGGACTGAATCATGGGCGTGCCTATTTCCAACGTGACCCGTCGAGTGGTGTTTAATGCTAGTGGCACTGGCCCGTATGCTTTCACCTTCGAGATTCTTGCAAACACCGACATCGCTGTTTACAAAGACGACGAGCTGCTGACATTGACCACCGACTACACGGTGACAATCAACAGCAACGGCACTGGCTCTGTGACGCTGACTGCATCGCCAACTGGTGCAGACCAGATCGCCATTGTTGGCAACCGCAGCATCCAGCGCACAACAGACTTTGTGACTGGTGGTGACTTCTTTGCAAACAGTATCAACGACGAGCTGGATCAGCAAACTATCTTTGCACAGCAAAATGCTGAAGCTGTTGACCGTGCTCTGAAGGCCCCACAGACAGATCCCACTACCATTGACATGACGTTGCCACGTGCAACTGATCGTGCCAACAAGACATTGGCTTTTGATGCTGACGGCAATCCAGTGATCGGTGAGATCATTGGCAACAACCGTGGCAACTGGGCGTCTGGTACAGCGTACAACAAACGAGACATCGTAAAAGACACAACCAATAGCAACATCTATTTGTGCAACGAGGCACACACTTCGTCTGGTTCTTTGCCGATCAGCACAAACACTGCATCTGGCAAGTGGGATCTTTTGGTAGATGCTGCAGCTGCTGGAGAAAGTGCAAACGATGCAGCAGACTCTGCGACAGCAGCTGCCACAAGTGCAACAAACGCAGCATCGTCTGCCAGCTCTGCATCAAGCTCTGCAAGCTCTGCATCAACAAGCGCAAGCACTGCGACGACCAAAGCATCTGAGGCTGCAACATCGGCCACCAATGCTGCAAGCTCTGCAAGCACAGCCAGCACTGCTGCCACAAACGCTGGCAATAGCGCAACAGCTGCAGCGTCAAGCGCTACAAGCGCAAGCTCATCTGCAAGCACAGCAACAACCAAGGCAAGCGAAGCCAGCACATCTGCAAGCAACGCAAGCTCAAGCGCATCTGCTGCTTCAACATCTGCGACCAATGCATCAAGCAGCGCAAGCAGTGCATCTACATCTGCGACTAATGCAGCCAACTCTGCAACATCTGCAGCAAGCAGCGCAACAAGTGCGGCGTCTGCACAGACGGCTGCTGAGTCTGCGCGTGATTCAACGCTTGCAGCGTTTGACAGTTTTGACGATCGCTACCTTGGCACAAAGTCAAGCGATCCAACTGTTGACAACGACGGCAACGCATTAGCTGCTGGCGCGTTGTACTTCAACAGCACATCTGGTGCGATGAAAGTTTACACAGGAAGCGCATGGGTAGCAGCATACGTGTCTGGTGATTCTTTCTTGAATCTCACTGGTGGCACAATGACTGGGACAATCACATTCGCATCTGGGCAATCATTTCCTGGGACAGCTTCAACTGGTAAAGCCATCGCAATGGCAATCGTATTCGGAGGATAAATCATGGCAGCACCTAACATCGTAAACGTTTCAATCATCACTGGTAAAACTGCAGTTCAAGCTGTAGGCACTTCTGCCACAGCTATCGTCTCCAACGCTGGAGGCAGCGGAAAAGTGATCAAGATCAATGCTCTCTACGTGTCAAACGTAGATGGATCATCTGCAGCTGATGTAACTACTGACCTGTACCGCAGCTCTACTGCGTATCGACTGGCAAACACTATCAGTGTGCCAGCTGATTCAACGCTGGACATTATGAGCAAAGCCATCTATTTGGAAGAGGGTGACAGCTTGCGATTGACTGCCAGCGCTTCAGGAGATCTTGAAGCAATTTGCTCTTACGAAGAGATCTCTTGATAGGAGTGTTGCATGCGTAGCAAATACAAAGGCGGGGTTATCTCCGCAACAGCTGTTACAACTACAGGTGGCGGCTCTGGTGTTGCGAAAGGTGTGTGGGCTTTAGCAGAGCAGATCCAACTAAAAGGCGGTAGCGTATGGCCAAAAACACCTTCTGCACCTAGCGCTCCAACAAGCGTATCTGCAACAGCTGGAAACACAGAGGCGACAATTTCGTTCACAGCTCCTGGTGATGATGGTGGTTCGACAATTACTTCATACACAGTGACATCAAGCCCAGGTGGAATTACGGCTTCAGGGTCAGGATCGCCAATAACAGTTACTGGATTAACAAACAATACTGCTTACACATTTACTGTCACTGCAACAAACAGCACTGGTACAAGCGCTGCCAGTTCAGCAAGTAACTCTGTAACGCCAGCTGATGTTGTTGGGCAGCAGGCTTACACAACAGCAGGTACATACACATGGGTTGCACCTGCTGGTGTTAATAAAGTTAAAGTCGTTGCTGTTGGTGGTGGCGGTGCTGGTGGCGCAGCTTATTGGGCTGGTGGCGGTGGCGGTGGCGGTGGACTTGGTTATAGAAACAACATCACCGTAGTACCAGGCAATTCATACACTGTTGTTGTTGGGGCTGGTGGCGTTGGTGTAACTGCAAATGCTGGTGGCCAAGGTACTAGCGGTGGTGCTTCTTACTTTATTGATACGTCAACCGTATATGCTGCTGGCGGCACAAGTGGTCAGGGAACATCAAGCGATGCTGGAGGTAATTACTCTGGTGGAAATGGCGGTAACTACACTGGTGATGGTGGTGGAACTGGTGGTGCCGGAGGAACATCAAGCGGAGACTCTGCTGGAGGCGGTGGTGGTGCTGCTGGATATTCCAATAATGGTGGAGTGGGCGCAGGAAGCCAAAATGGTTTTACTTATAGCTCTGGCGCTGGCGGTGGCGGCGCTGGCGGTGTATCAAGCTCAAGCACAGCAGAGTCTGGTGGTGGCGTAGGTATCTTGGGAGCAGGAACTAGTGGAGCTGGTTCTGGAGCAGGCGGATCTGGTGGTACCAATGGAACTGCTAATGGTAGTGAACCAGGCTCTGGTGGATCTTATGGTGGCGGTGGTGGTGGACAATCAGTGGATTCAAAGAATGTAAGAGCGTCACACGGCGGTGTTGGAGCTGTTCGGATTATTTGGGGAGCCACGCGCTCATTCCCATCTACAAACACAGCAGACATGTAAGGAAAACAAACGATGGAGCTTTACATAAAAATCAAGAATGGTGTGCCTGTTGATCACCCTATCACTGGTGACAACATGCGCCTGGCATTTCCAGATATTGACCTGAATGATCTGCCAAACGACTACGCTCGCTTTGAGCGTGTCGAGTCACCTGTCGCTGGAATCTACGAGATCAATGATGGTTCTACGTATGGACTTGTGGATGGCATCTACAAGGATGTGTGGCAGATTCGCGCCATGACAGATGCTGAAAAGACAGAGAAGCAAGACGAGATCAAAGCTGAATGGGCTGCGAATGGATACGCATCTTGGGTGTTCAATGAGCAGACATGCTCATTTGATCCACCAACACCACGACCAGATGATGGTAATCGCTACACATGGAGCGAAGAGACAACATCTTGGATTGAATTCACGGAGTAAATGTAAATGGACTCAGGTGAAATTGATCTTGTCAAATATGGCGTGCTATGGGAGCGCGTGCAAAACATGGACAAGAAAATGGACAAGATGGAAGGCCAGATCGAAGAGCTGCTTGAGCTTGCCAATCGTGGCAAGGGTGGCCTTTGGTTTGGCATGACCATCGTGTCGTTGTGCTCTGGTCTTGCTGGCTTTGCATTGTCTTGGTTTAAGAGGTGAGTCATTGATCCGATCAGTCTTCTCATGGCCGCGCAAGCTGCAGTCGCAGCGGTGCGCAAAGGTTGTGAGATGCTGTCTGAAGGCAAAGCTGAAATCAGCAAGCTCAAGAAGACAGTCGAGCAAGGGATCGGAGACGCAAAGGCAATCTACAAGGAAGTCACTGGCCTATGGTCGTGGCTTCTTGGTTTATTTGGAAAGCAACCAGCCAAGTCAGCCAAGCCCACAGTCGCAACACCAGCGCCAGCAGCAGTGGAGAAGGCAGCTGCAGCGCCGAAGACGAAAAGCAAACATGAGCGAGAGCCAGAGCTGTCTTACGAGGAATATCAGACGCAAGCAATTCACCAGGTATGCGAGCAACTGAAAACCTTTTTCGAGATCCGCAGGAATTTAAAAGCACACTGTCTTGAGTTGGAAGAGGTATCCAAAACAACGACGACGATTGAAGACAGTGCGATTGACAGGGTGGAAATTGAGCTTCAGCTTGAGAACATGACTGTCCAAATCAGGGAAGCAATGGTTTATGCGCCGAAAGAACTTCGTGACATATACAGCCGCTTTCTTGAGATGTACGACCTAATCCTTGAGGAACAAGAGTTTGCAAGGCAACTCAAACGAAAGAACGAAAGAGATGCTAAATGGCAACGCGAGCTCCTACGCAATCACAGGGTAGATCGGGCGGTGGTTTCGGCTCTGGTTCTAATTCTGGTTCTGTGGATGTGGGCGTTCATGCTGTCGCTCGGATGGCTCGTGAAGACACACGATGGTTTGTAGTTGGTGTAGTCACTCTGTCGATTGTTTTGTTCTTGGCTTTGCCAGTGTCGATGTTGGTTGTTGTTGACTACATGAAGTTGAGGGCTGAGATCAAGCATGAGATCAGACAGGTTCAAAAACTAAAGCAAGAGCTGAAAGGAAAGAATGAAAAAACTGTTGCTGATAAGCCTGTTGCTGACGGTGACAGCATGTGATGACCGATACAGGTATCACTGCCAAGACCCTGCCAACTGGCCGCAGAAACGCTGCCAACGCCCTGACTGCCTGTTTACCCAGGATTGTCCAGATTATTTAGTCGCACCTGTATTGGAGAAACAAATTGTCCAACAACCACAACAACCAGCTTCTGACGCCAGAGCAAATTGAAGTTAGGGTATGGGCCACGGTTGTCGTCGTGGTTACATTCGTCCTGGCTGGCATCGTTGCCTTCATGCTGTACAGCCTGGCCTTCGTCACGCAGCCGATCAAGTCCATGGCTCCCATGGATCAGGCTTTTGCAAAGATGCTCAACGACATCGTGCTGCTGATTGTTGGCGGCATCGGTGGTGTGATGAGCAAGAAGGGTGTGCAGTCTGTTTCCGAAAAGATCGCAGCATCCCCACAGCCCCAAGCCGTAGCGCCTAGCACTAGCCCAGCGCCTACGGCTTCGACGGGCATGTTTGATTTCAACTTCGGTGGCTTCAAGAATCCGCAGCTTGATGAAGAGTGGCGTGCGCCACCACCACCGACAACGCCTGCAGATTTCATTGATCCAGCCAAGGAAGAGATCGCGCATGAGCGTGCCATGGCGAAAGGTGAGACATGATCCCACTACCAAGATCTGTTTACATAGCACTGGCCATCGTCGTGGTGGTCTTTGGTCTGTATCGTTATGGCCACCACGCTGGATGGTCTGACAGAGACAAGGAGATGCAGGCCGAGATCGCTGCCAAGAACGAGGAGGTTCGGCAGGCAGAGCACAAGCTGAATGAGCAGCTTGCTGCAACATCAACAAAACTGAATGAGGCAAACGATGCAATTACTGAAAAACAAACTGCTCTTGACCGTGCCATTCGTGCTGGGCGGGTGCGCCTCCCCACCACAAGTTGCCTACAAGCCGCTGCAGGTGCCACCCCTGCCAGCGGGAATCAACAAGCAGGAAGCGAATCTGACGCAGAGACTCTCCGACTTATTGCTCAAATCGTCGCCGACGGTGACCGCGCCATCAACCAGCTCAACGCCTGCATCGCAGCCTACGAGCAAGTAAGAGAGGCAGCAAATGGTCAACGCTGAACAACTAGCCAAGCTGCACATCGGCCCTGAGTGGGTCGATCCATTGAATGAGTGCTTCACCAGGTTTGACATTGACACAGTGCTCAGACAAGCTGCCTTCATTGGGCAGTGTGGCCATGAGTGTGGCAACTTCAAAGTGCTCAGAGAAAATCTGAACTATCGCGCAGCCACACTGATGAAGCTGTGGCCAAAGCGCTTTCCAACTTTGGAAATTGCAAACCAGTACGCAGGTCAGCCGAAGCGTATCGCCAACAAGGTTTACGCAGACCGTATGG